CCCCGAAGGGGCCCCTCGGTGCTAGCCGTAGGTTTGGTTTAGCGGATACCTGGATCTCACTCCAGGACCTGCTAAATCTATTCCGAATTGGAAGGCGCAGCGCGTCCTATCGGCCTAATCCACCGAAGGTAAGCTGCAATTTCCGTGGTTAGCCCCGATGAAGATCGATTCATTCGATCTTCTGCTCTGGTTCCAATCATTGATTGGAATCGTCTGCCGAGCGAGTGCTTAGCAGACAAACCTGCGTGTAAAATGCATGCAGGCCCTTCCGGGGCTCGGTGTGGTGGGATCCCTTGAACCGGATCCTACCACATCGTTCATTCGGAAGAGAATCCGTAAGGAGGACCAAATGCCAACCGTTACCCAGTCTCGGAGTGGCCTTAACTCGCCGAAGGTGCATTATGCCTTCAGCCAGGGCGGCACAAACTCAGAGACTGGATGGTTGGACCTCGATCCCTGGTCGCAAACGACCACCAGTTGGAGAACTGGCAGAAACTATGTTTCTGAGGACGAGGCCTATCAGGACATGACGGGTACCGAGCTTCGGAAGAATATGTTCGATGAATACGCGCGAGCGTATGACACCGGACATGAATTTTCTTCTATCCGAAACACGGAACTTCAGATAAGCAAACTTGTTTATCTGAAGTCAGATCCGTCACCCACTGGAATCGTCTATCAGGGTCCGTTCGTGATTAACACGACTGTACTCCATAGCGGTTCCCCGGGGCCCGTTCCCACTAGCTATCTACCAACTTCATCTGAGATTCGGATGGATGGTACAAAGCTGTGGGCCGATGCTGTCCCGACAGGCACCGAGGTTAGTCTAGCATCGTTTCTTGGAGAATTGCGGGAGGGTTTACCCCAACTGCCCGGATATTCCAGTTATTACAATACAGGCATTCGTGGTAGCCGTAAGGCTACACCGGCTGAAAAGATGCCGGCCAACGAATACCTGAACTGGAAATTCGGAATCCTGCCAATGAAGCAGGATCTCCAGAATCTCGCTAGAGGCATTCTCGACTTTCATAAGAGAGTCGAGCAATTTCGCCGCGATTCCGGACGTAATGTCCGGCGTCGCCGTGGCCTCGGTGAACACCGAAGAGAGGTAGATCTCGGAAGCCTAACAGGTGTAGGAAAAGTGTATATTCCTACACTATTCAACACTGATGTGTTGTCTAGCTTCTACTACCAATCTTTGGGGACGTTAAAGACGATTGATATCATTGATACCAACGTCTGGTTCGCAGGTGCATACACTTACTACCTTTCTGAGGCACATGATTTCCTCGGAAAGTTAGAAAGGTATGAACAGCTCGCTAATCACGCGCTGGGTCTCGAGTTTGATCTCGATACCGCCTGGGAATTAACGCCCTGGTCCTGGTTAGTCGATTGGTTTTCAGATGCAGGGAGTTTTATTCATAATCTCACTGCTCTGTCCAACGACAACGTGGTGGCCCGTTATGCTTACGTGATGCACCATACAAAGGTGACACGAGCATATACCGTGACTGGTATGCGCCCATACACGGGCGTAACAGGGCCAACGACCATATCTGCTTTTGAGACTATGGAGTCTAAGAAGCGGACACGGTCGACCCCTTACGGATTTGGCTTTGACATGAATGCCTTGTCAGGCACTCAGTCAGCCATTCTGGGCGCCCTTGGTTTAACCAAGGCTCCTGGAATCCTGCACTGAACCGGACATAACAGCCGGTATCAGCATAGCGAGGATGTAATCCCGCTGCAGGAGTAGGGTCTGGTAAAATGCCAGATCCTATCAATCCAACCGATAGGAACGTTGCATGGCATTCTCTGACCCACAATCTGTCACAGTTTCTGGTAGCGCCGTATCGCTTCCGCGTACGGGCTCTGGTGACTCATCTGGGACGTTTACGTCCGCAGATGGTATGTACCAGATGACTGTTTCGCACGCCTACGGGCGACGGAACCGTCGAACCATCAAACTGACGAGCACCAAACTGTCTGCTGACGCTCTGATTCCCACGCAGAACACGCGGTCATCGATGTCCGTCATCATGACTGTTGATGTTCCTGTTGCAGGATACACCGTCACGGAACAGAAGGCCGTCGCGGATGCGCTTAT